ATAATTTTATTTATTTCTTTTACAGATAAACCATTTTTAAACATATCCTCTTTAAGTTCATAAACAACTTCATCAAAACTTTTACCATTATTATATTTTGTATATTCATATAAAGGAGCAACCCTTGATTGATATGCTTTCATAACTTTTAATGGATCATTGTGAATAAACTTAAATACTTTATCATTTGAAATATCTAATGTTCTATGTTTTAAATGTTTAGATACACCTTTTCCAAAATACATATTATTAAAATCCATTGCATCATCTTCATTTAAAAGATTATCTACAGTTTGTTTAGCTCGACCTGCTATTGCATTTGGATCAATAGATAATTGTTCTTGTCCCCATGTTCGATCTTTAGGATTCCATTTATATATATATGGATTAGCTGTATAATGTTCTTCTAGTATTTTTTCTAATTCAGAACGATTTTTTTGAATTGCTTTTTTATCCCAAAATCTAGGAAAAAAAGTATCTTCTCCAATATCATCTGCTGCACTTTCAGAATTAAATTTAAGTATTCCTATTTCTTCTTGCAAATCTATTTTTCTTTGCTCTTGAATACTTACCCATTCAAATAATTTTCTACTACCAAGTTTATCTACAAGTTTCTTTTTATTTAATTTTAACTCTGATTCTAATTGAGCTAATTGTTTTTCAGCAACAAATAATTTTTCATTAAACTTTTTCTTTGTACCTAACAAACCAACCTCAGTTAAATCATCTTTCCAACGAACAAAGTATTCATCCATTCTTTTTATAGAACGAGCCATAGATTCTGATACTTGGCTTAATGGAGTTTTATTTATTCTATGATAATTTGTAATTCTTGCATAATCTTCCAATGTAAGTTTTGCAGGTGTATTAGCTCTTTCTAATAAATCATCTGGAATAGACGCATCTCTTTTATTTTTTAATCTTTGTACAGTATCAGTAATATTATAATGAAAAATTTTATCTAATTTTTTTCCTGCATGATTTACATGGTCAGCTTGCAACCCAACAAGAATTTCATAGTAATCACCCATTCGTGTTTGTGATCTGGAATATACAGAATTTTTTACAGCAATACCAATTTGAGATAATGTTTCCATAAAACCATTATCAGAAAATGATTCCATAAAAGCAACTTTTACTTTATTTGTAGCTTTACCTAATATCATTCTTCTAAAAGGAGTAGGAAACAATTTATATAAAAAAGAATTGCCAATAACTCCACTTTGTATATTAACATCTATATCACCTTTTTGTGCCATTCGTTTACGAGAATGAGCTACATCAACTCTTCTTAAGCCAATTTCTAATTGTGTTGATCTTAATTCTGGTGATAAATCTTCTATTTGTTTTTGTACCACTGCTAGTTTTTTATAGCTTGCTTCATCAATAATAGCTTTACCACTTTCAGGTCGTATAGAAGAACGTAATATTTGTTCTTCATCTGCTAACTTTTGTTTTTGTAAATTTAATTCATCTAATCTATTTATTAAAGTTTTTGATGAAACACCAACAAACATTGAACGATCTAATGAATTATATTCACCTAATGTTAAACCTCCAAAATTTGTCATTAAATCGTCAACATCATTATTAAATTTTTGAACAGCTTGAAATCTACGAGTAGGAAGTATACCTAACAATCCACCAAATAAAGCACCACCAACAGCACCTGCACCTATATTAAAAACACTTTCTATAGGTTCATTTAATGGGTCTGTAGGCGCACGAAATGATTCTTGTACAGCAGTAATTGCTGCTACACCTGCGCCAACTCTCAAAGCAGAACGAGCTATGCCAATAGTAGGACCACCAAAAGGTAACGCAATTAAATTAATAGGATCAAAAAGACCTGCTGCAAACATATTTAACATACTAGAATTAGCTAATGTTTGTCTAAATTGTTTGCTTCTATCAATTCTATTTTTTAAAAAAAGCATATGTTCTGGATTAATAGCATTACTTAAAAACTCATAATGACCACGATATGCTTCGCCCATTTCTTCATAAGGATCATAATCAATAGGTGACTGTACATTTAATGATGATGGCTCAACATGATGGTCTTGAGCATAACTTGTTATTCCACCAATGCCAGATGAGTATCCTATAGGTGGATTTGGATTGTTTGCAAAATAATGTGGAAGATTCCACCGATACATTTCTTCTATTTTTTTAAATATTCCATCATAATAATAACCAAACGACGCATCAAATGTTTCACCATAAGTAGCTTTTTGTTTTTGAAACTCATACTGAAAGTTACTAGGAAGAAAAGAACTATATTTTTTATCAGCAATATTATCCATTACTTTATGCCTATTCCATGCCCTGAAATAAACAAATGTTTAAATCCACCCATTATACTTTCGTCCATAGGTGGAAGCATATAGTCAAGATGATGAACTTCCCTATCAACATATTTTTGATCCCAACTTTCACTATCCCAAGTAGCATAACTTATTTTACCTTTTTCTTCTCCAGTTAAATGTTTTGCATGAAGTGGAACTAAATTAAAATTATATTTATCCTCAACCATAGCCATAAAAACTGGGTAACGTCCACTAATTATAAAATTAGGAGTAATATATACAGGTATATGTTGGTTTTGATATTCCTCAAGTTTTGTACCAGAACTTAAAGCTCTTCTCGTTCGATTGTAATCTTCTGCTAAAACATATTTTTTATTTGAATCTACAGGTTTAATATGATGAAATAATTCAAGTCTTATTGTATTCCAAAAAGCCTTTTCTTTTTTAAGATTGTGAAACGTAGACTTAACATTATTATTACCAAATGTTTTGTTACCATGTTGACCTGTTATTAACGCTTCTGATTCATAGTTTGGTGCCATTTCAGAAACTATTCTATTTATAAGTCCTTCTACAGTTTTGTTTATAATAAATGATTCCCCCTTTTTATATTCAGTTGATCCCTCTTGGTTTATAGAATTAGAAACTAAATTAGCTACTTTTTCTATCATAAAGTTAGAAATTTTTCCTCCAAAAACTTGATTTATTTGAGAGTCATACAGACTATTTGCCTTTAATCCTTCACGCACTTTAGTATAAATATCTTGAATAGTATCTTTATTAAAAGCTAAACTGTCAGGAGATCTTAAATCAAAGTTAGCAACTTCTCTTACAAAGGCTGGAATCCTATCTATAGGAGTTTCCAAAGTATTAGCACCAATTAAAATAGCTTCTAAATCACTAGCCATGTCTTTGTTATCTTCATTTGAAAATATTTTATGAATTTCTACATTAAATGGCTGCCCTTGTTCTCCAACATAAGTTGTTATAGCCTGTAAATTCTTATACATATTTATCATTTTATCGTTAGACATATTACCAAGACTAAAGTTTTTAAATTGACCTATTATACTTTTATGAACGTAATTTTTCTTAAGGAAACTACCAAATAACATAATTTGTTCCATAGGAACCTTTTTCCAATCAGCAGTAAAATCCATACCCATAGAGTCTATCATATGTACCATCGCAGCATCAGTATATTTATCTGGCTTATATACACCACCAATCTTTATATTCTTTATAGCTTCTTGAATAGCTAATTCGTCTGATGACGGTGTCAAATGTGCAATAATTGTTCCAATTGATGTAAATAATCCGTCTTTAATTTTCTCCTGTATTTTTGGACTTATTTTATTATAAATATTTGTAATAGCAGACATATTATTTTCATCTAATTTTTTTGTTTTACCAAAAGCATTACCTCCCCTTTGAAAATAGTTTTTTAGATTAACTAATTGATCCATTCCCTCTTCAGTTGTGCCATTAATATTAGAAATATAAGATGTAAATATACTTCGATGTAGATCATCTTTTAATTGTTGTTTAATAACTGATATTCCTGCTTTATATTGCTTAGATGTTGTAGGCAAATCTGCAAACATTTGATATTTATCAAATACTAGTTCCATTTGTTTATAAATATCATCTATTTTTGTATCAATTTGCTTGTCATCTGAGAAAATAAAATGTGATGGCACCCCATATTCTTTATCATGAACTAAGGAAGCCTTTTGTATTAGGTCATTATGTTGAATTAACATTTCTTTATTAAATTCTTCTTCTCTTCTAGTTGTATGATCTATTTCTGCTTTGTTTATTGCGTCTTTCATATTAAGAAAATATTCTTTTTGGCTTTTTATAATAGCATTTTTATCCTTTTCCCAATGATCGCCATTATGAATTAAATCAATAGATTTTTTTATATCGTCAGGTAACTGACCTGCATACTTTTCGTTACCAGTTTGTAAATATGTTAGATAATCTACCGTAAATCCTCCATATAAAGTTGACTTATCTTGACTATTTATATGATATTCAACTTTGCCTTGCAATTTAATACTTTCAAATTGTCTATTAACATGTTTATAATATGTCTCTTTAAATTTTTGTATTGCTATTTTTTGACCTGCATTTTCTTTTTCTATCTGAATTTCTTTATTCTCGTCAGAAAGAAGATTAAATAACTTTGGGTTAATGTTTTCAAAAGAAGAAGATTCAAATGTACCTATTAGTTCTTCTAACTGTTTTAAATATATTTCTTTTAGTTCTTCCAATTTTTCAAAATTGCCGATACCTGCGTGTTTATATGCTTCCGTCGTAACATTATTAAAAAGGGACTCACCCTTACTCATTAAATCTGTTGACGTTAAAATTCGATTAGTGTCACTTTGTATCGCGGCTAATGCTGATTCGTGTGACGACTTGGCATTTTTTTCTGCTTGATGAGCTACTATTATACTACCAGTTTTATTTCCGAATTTATTTCGTTCACCTGACAAACCAATACCATCTGTATTTTCATACAATACTTTTATAGAATTAGATATTTGTGGATATTTTTCTTTTAATGTTTTTATTATCTGATTAGATTCGCTAGAAACTGACAATGCTTCATGGTATTGTTTCATTTCTATTGAATCAAAATTATTAGATGATACAAGAAAATCTAAAACTTTTTCATAATGCACCCAAGCTATATCTACTTTATGTTGATTAGATGCCTTTAGTCTTTCTGATGGAGGAACAAGCCTTGTATAAAAAGGATCATTTAGTGCATTGTTATAAACCCTTTCTTTTTCTATAGTTTTTAGATCAAACTGTCCAAACTCTTTTAAATGTTGAACATAAATCAATGATTTATTCATAGCATCGTTTATTTTATTAACAGTAATATCTTCTACTTGCTGTTGTACTTTAGTAAGTTGATACTTTTGAGAATATTCGGCTTGATATTCTGCACCAATATTTTTAACAATTCCATTATAAAACGAATCTTCAACAGAATTAACATGGTCATTAATAAATGTAGACATTCTAGTTTTAAATACAGCATGAGGATGTTTTTCTAATAATGAATTAGTAAATATTTCATTAGCTTTTAATTTAAGTTTTTTATCCCATTCATGTATATAGCGTTCATCTATAGTAGCTTGAAATACTTCTTGACCAATAGAACCAAGTCCTGTGTCTATTTGTAATGCTATAGGGCGACCTTTATCATCTGTTGTAATAATTTTATTTGAATCAAGACCTAAAGCAATATCTTTACTATCTTTTTTCGCTGTATTTTGTCCTTCTGCAACAGCTGTTCTAAAAAGTTCATCACCTTGCTTTTCAATTTCATTAGCAAATCTTTTGCCAGAAGCAGCATTAAAACGAAATGTACTTACAGGTGAATTTCTAACACTAACTGTTGATTTTTTTATAAACTTATTAGCAGACATATTACTATCCTATAAATGTATGAAGGCCATATAGACCTTTAGCTAAATAACCTGCTGATTTTAAAGACGCAGTTCGTCTTTCATTATTAGCATCATAAATACTTTGTTGAGCTTGACCTACAGCCTGACCTTGAGCAATAACTGATCTTGTTGTTCCTCTTGCTATATCTGTATAAGCAGTTTGTCTTTCATAATCTTGAAATGCTTCTATTGATCTATCTATATCTCTATTACCAAAAGCAAAAAAAGCCTGTGCTGTATTTAAATCATCTTCTAATTGTTTATTTCTATCATTATTAAATTGTGCAATTTCTAGTCTATATTGTTCACGATCTATAAGTGCTTGTTTGGCATTTGCTTCTGCCATTTGCGCACCTGCTTTACCTTCTTCTTTAGCACCTTTTATTTGTATTGCTGTACCTGCTATTGATGCTACTGCTGCTGCTGCTGTTGTACACATTAGAAAGTTACCTCTGCTACTAAACCATTAATTTGTAAAGAAAGAGGTGCAGACTGACTGATTGTTACCTGTGGGTCTTTAGAATAACCAAGCAATCGAAATTCTTTCTTACCTGTAAAATTAGAACGACCTGTACTAAAATCGTCTGTTGTTTGTCGTATAATTAAACTATTATTATTAACTGATATTGCACCTGTATCACTCATATCAACAATAACTTTATTTAAAGAACGTGGTTCTCCTGTTAATGGACCTGCTTGCAAAGCTATATCAATAGGATTAATTTTTAAATTAACAGGGAATGTATATCCTATTTCAACCTTACGGCTAATAGGTACAGCTTCCCTTGTACTTGTATCAATCTTATTACTTGCCATAGTAAACTGACCTACATAATCCGTTTCTGTTATTACATCTAACACTGCACCATTAACCCAATCTGATGATACACCTGCTATTGTACTTGTTGCACTTGTTACATAATCACGACTTAAATCTAAATTCTTAGTTGCATCAAATTGCATGATATATAACTTCTTAGTTCCTGCTCCTGTATCATACCAAGCTGTTACATACACATTAGTGTCAACTACACAAATAGATTCAAAGACACCATTCGTTGTAAACTCTGTCCATCCTGCTTTTCCTTCTGCTCTATTAGCATTAAAAACTGCTATTGTTCCATCACTATTTATAGCAAACAAATAAGATTCAGGTCGTGTAGTTGATCCTTGAAGAACAGCCATTTGATGTGGTGACTTAATTAAATGAGATGATACAGTTGATATACTTTGAGATGCGTAAGCATTTTGACCATCATTATAAAGATATTCTGCTACTGCTGCACCTGATGCTTGAGCGTATAATGTAGAACCATCAAACACATAAGGCTTGGCAAAGGAAGCACCAAAGGGAGTCTGTCTTTTTATCTGTGCATTAGTTGCAGTAATAGGGGAGTTCTGAAAAGCAGGTACATAAAACTCAGATGTAGATGTGAATACCTGTAAGTCACGATTAGAAACTATATGCCTAATTGTATTAATCTCACCTATACTTGCAAGCAGTTCTATAGAATCATTATCAGCAGCAGAACCTAAATCAAAATTAAAAAACTCATTTGACTTACTTCCCCACAATGTATCTGGTTGTGATGATGAACCACCAAACCATAATCTACCTTCATGAAAAGCAACAGCAGCAGGATAACCTCTTACTAAAGAAAATGATTGTTCACTAAAATCTGTTGTAGGTGCATGAGTTGTAATCATAGGCGCACCACCACCATCTATAGAAGCATTAGCTGTTCCACTTGCAGCCGTAATTCTATACCTATTTTCATCTACAACCGATGTTACTGTGCGAGTACCATTAATATTTGAAGCTGATAAAGTTGCTATTGTTGCAGCTTCTGTTATAGCTATTGAATCACTTGTACTTAATCCATGAGCAACATGAGTTATTTCTATAGATGCTGAACCATCTATTGTTCTTAAAGCATTAATATCTAATTGTTGTTTTAAATTTCCTTGAACTGTTCCAGTAACAACAGTAGCACTTGTATATCCAGTAATAAGTATTTCACTATTATGATAACGTAATGTCACACCAACATGATTAGATGTAAAATAAGCAGCACTTGCTGTTACTGTTACACCACTTCCTGTTGAAGCACTTGGATCAATAGTTAATCCTGACGCATGAAACTTACTGTAAGGTTGATGAATTAATGTACTATCGGAATTTTTAGAAAACTCAAATGTCTGTAATTCAAATGAAGTTAATCCTGTTCTTACTAATTTCTTTGTAGCAAAATCTTGATGAGCCAAAAACATAGTATCACCAGACTGAGCATAAGATATTTCATGTATAATTGAATCAGCAAAAGGTACAGCAGCACTATCTGTATCTTGAGTTATTGTTGCAACCAATGATACAACATCTGCTGTACTTATTTGAAAGCATCTAATCTTTGCATTTTCTAAAGAGATTATATATCGCTCGTCATCTGAGAAAATAAAAGGAACAAGTCTTGCTTGCTGTGTTCTATTTCTAGCCTGACTTGTAACTGCTAATCGTGTTCCATCTGAACTTGTTGCTGTTAAATATCCTGTTGGTGACGGTGAAGTTTCTGTAACTGTAATAATATTTGCAGCAGGATTTGATACTGTAAATAAACTATGCGTATTAATAGCCGTATATATATTATCTGCTGTTGTATTATTATCTGTATAAGGTCTAAAGCCTTGAGAATCAGAAGCTGATGAACCACCTGCTGCTTCTGCTGTAAATACAACTTCTGTTCCTGTTGATGTTGTTAATGTAATAAATGCACCAACAGCTATATTAGCATAATCCGTTACAGTAATTGTGCAAGCTATATTGTTTTGAGTAATGTCATAAGTATAAATATGTTTTGTACCTGAACGCTTTAATACTCCACCTTCTGCTCGTAGAAAAAAATTCTGCAATCGTTGAGCAGAATTATTATAAATCTCTGTATCTGTTCTGGAAACAAGGGCAGGACTTACTTCACCATACTGAAAGTTTTGAATAGGAATCTTTGCTTTTTGCATTAACTCCTCCTATTCGTAATAAATCTCGATGTTACAAGTTTGCGTGTTGTTTGCTGTTGTGAATCTATACTTCTTGCTTTTGCCATAAGTGCTGTAGCTTGCTGTTGCATTAAGTTACCTAGACTTGCATCTCTTGCTAAAGAAAAAGATAACGGTACAGCTAAAGAATAAGCAACAGATAAAGAAAAATATGAAGGCCAATCAACTTCACTTGCTCGATATGTATAATCTACAACAACAGAATCAGCTTCATTTGTATCTGCATAAACCATACTTCCATAGATTTGATAATCAATTAAAGAATCACTTACCGTTACTCCATGAACCATTAATGTATCACTTGGTAGTTGATAGGCTTTATCGTAACGACCTGTCGGTGCATCACTTAATAAATTTACTACAGCTTGATTTGTTGCAAATCTCCAACGAGCATTTACTAAAGCTGTTTGAGCTATATCTTCATAAAGATTAGATGTAATTAATGATTCGGTTGTGCCATCACCAAACGAAGTAATAGGCTCTGCTCCAATAAGAATCAAAGCTCGGCTTGCAATATCTACTGCACTATTTGCTGTGGTGCTTGTTACCATAATAATAAAATGGGGGGTAATACCCCCCCATTCCCTCTAGTCACCATCTGTTTCAACAATAGCCGTACCATCTGACACGTCTACCACCGAACCAGTATTTGACAATACATTTACAAAACTCGTTGTAGGTACATTAGTATCTGAAACAATTATAACATCGCGTACTGCAAGCATATTTGCTGCGTCATTAAAGTAACCTGCAGTATTTACAGTAGCAATAGCATCTGTTGTAGAATACCACCACAAATTACCATTTGATGCGCCCGCAAGACGAGTTAAACCAGAAGCTGCATAAGCCATTCTATACCTCCTATGAATTATTATCTAAGAGTTCATAGATACCATTGTCATCAATGACAGCGGCACCCATAGACATCGAAGATGTTGCAAGGTGAGATACTTTCTCAGGAACATAATTAAGCTCTGTTGAAACATCTGAGTTAATACCAAGACCAACAGACGAAGTATGATAAACCATACTCTTACCTGCTGTTACGGCAGATGTAGAAAAGATATTGAAACCTAAGAATTGTTTCATTGTCATTCCACCTGCATACGGTAAGTTTTGATCTCCAACATAATCACTTGATGCAAATTCCGTAATAGAAAATAAGTCAGCAAAACCTTTCGGGTGCATAGCAATATATCGCTGTCCATCTTCTGGAATATCAGCAGCACCCATTGTTTCAAAGGCAGACAATAAATCTGCTTTTGCAAGAGCCGAGCCTGTATCATGTAATTGAGTTGAATTAGCACCTGCATCCATAGCTGTAATAAGAATTTCATCTGTCTTACGACCAAGAGCAGCAGCTGCCGATTTAGCTACAGCTTGTCTTTCATCTATGTTTGTCTTGAGTTCATCTAACTTATCAATGTACTCAGCAGCATAGTAGTCAGCCATTGTAGCTTCTACTGTGGTATGCGCTAACTCCATTGGAGTTATCATACCATTTCTAGACTTTGTTGAAGCAGAACCAGAACCAATTTTTTGAAAGCGTACTACACTTCCTGCAACATTGCTTACTGTACGAACAGTGTTCCTTAATTTAGAACCCATTCTCTGATAAGCAAGATGCACCTCAGATTCAAACTGCTTAATAAAGGCTGTATCAATAGTGTTTGCCATTAGCAAACCTCCTTATATTAAGTTTCATGGTATCTATGGTTATCTGCTACTCACCTCAACACGATTGTCCAATAGGGTCGCTTAGTGTATTACAGGCCGTGATGTTTCATTATAAATACTAGATTGAAATAAATTGCAACGATTAAATCGTAAAAAATCATATCCGTAGTAATTTTCTATATGTTCTTCAAAAGTAAACCCACACCATTTTAACCATTGAATTGTTTTTATATGATCTATAGGAACAACATTATCTATATTTTTATAGTCTGCTTGAAGAATATTTATGCAATCTTTTGCACCTCTGAGAAATATAAAGTAATGATTATCAATATCATTTGTACCAAGCATCCATACACTAGCATTACCTTTTGAATTCGAATACTCTGATGTACCACACATAGCTACAGGCTGTTCATTAATTAAAATCGTATACGTTTCATCTGGAAAATTTATAACGGCATCCATTAAACAGTCAAAAGGTTGTGTGCCAAATATAGCACACTCTCTTATATCAGGTAGCCTCATATTCTGAGATATAGGCATTACATCTGCCAATTTAGCTTTAGCTAAAGATATATTTCTTAGTGACGCTACAACATCACGTTTTATATAATTGTTTAAATCCACTTTCAACTTGCCTTACTACTTCTGGATTTCTTTTTGAAGGATTATGATATTCGTCAGAAGCCATTAAATCACGAAGCTGTGTTTCACTAATTTGATTAATAGGCTGAGAAGGTGAGCTTACATTAATACCTTTTGTTTTTTCCTGTATATGTTCTAAGACCTTTACACCATCTGCTGTTGATGCAAGTAATTCAACTGTTGATATTAAGTCTTTAGGAAAGTATTGATTGGCAAATAAAGATGCAGCTTCAATACGCACATTAGCATTATCACCTAGCTTAACAATCTCTTCTTCTGGATTAGGTAATGTTTCACTAATCTGCTCAAGGTACATCATAATGCCAGAGTTAAATTCATCTTGATTATATCCATTATCAAATGCTGTTTGTGACCACCAATCTAATAATTTATTATCTGTTGCAGCACCCATATCTAAAAGTTTCTGTGCTTCCTCACTAATAACATAATTACCTTTTGCTTCAGGTCGATCTTTAAACGCTTCTTGTTCAAATTCTTTTTGGAATTTATCTCGGTACTCTTCCTCTTTTTTACCAACCATAGTTTCTAATTCACTATAAGACTTTGCTAAATCTTCTGGTTTATTAAACTTTTCAGGTAACCATTCAGGTCTTTCAACTGGTGTAATGGTATCCATTGCTGTATCAATAGAGGTTTCATTTTCTGTTGATTCATTCTTTTCCATTACATCTGCGACTGTATTCTGTTCAACTTGCTCGTTCATTTTTCACCTTATGTGCGTGTTGGATTCTTCTATCAATTAAGCCAACTAAATACCGTTGACCTTCGAGGTGACGCAACTCTGCGTCAGTTACATTAGGACCATTAACAGCATCTATTGTAATACTTTTTAAATATTTAAAAACACTTTGCCCTAAATCTGTATTAAATAATGTAGCAATATCAATAGATATACGATGATCGTTTATTCTATTTCTTTGAAAGCCATCTATAGAAATAAAGTTTTTATCGGACACCTACTATCTCCTTACCAAGACCTTCAGCCGTTGCCATTTCAGGATGTGCTTGCTGTGCCATTTGTTGAGCCATCTCTGAAAGCATACGTCTTTGTTCTTTATCTCTAACAAGTGTATCGGGAACACCAAACTTTCGAGCCAAAACTGTTGCAACTTCTTCTGCATCTATTAAAAGATTCAATAACTGTGGACCAAAGTTAGCTTGGATTAATTCCATCCAACGAGCAATAGAAGTAATATCTGCCTGATTTTGTGCTTGTGCCAATGGAGATACAGACCTTATTTTTATTTCTCTACCATTAATAGTAGGTAATTCTATACGTCCTTGCTTCTTTAATATATACACAACTCTTTGCAATACAGGCTGTACTAACTCAGCTTGTAATCTTCCAAAGGCAGAACCAATGCGTCTGGATAAATCAGCCATTCGTTCTGCAACTTCTGTAGCTGATGCAGGTGTACGATCTGGATTACCAAGCATATCATTATACAAAGCTCGCTTAATATTTAAACGCATATCTGAGAGAATAAGTTGTGCGACATCAAAAGAACCTGCTGCTCTTATAGGTTGAAGTCCTGCACTTGTTGGTGCTTTGGGTATGATAGTTCCAGGCATTAATGATATTGTATCTGGATTTACAACCCCATCATCATCCATTTGATAAATACCAGAGATAGCCATTTGTGCATTTTCAAGAATTAATTGAACAGTTAAATTACAGGTTTTAATAGCAGAGAGAGCGTTCATTAATGGACCTCGCCCATATATTTCACCTGCTACTTTTGACCAACGAAAACAAATAAAAGGATTTGCACCTACGCCTTTAAACTCTGCATAATCTATAACACTCTTTGATTTCTCATGTATGGTTGTCTGGTAATATGCACTTTCATTTCTCTTTGTGTAATCTTTACAAACAATTTCTAATACTTTTGTTTTAGATTCGGGAGTTGATGCAATAGCATTAAGCAACTCAGTATTAAATTTTCCATTAGGATATTGGTTTTGTAAATCAGAAAATCTCATTTCTCTTTCACGAAACACATGATCTATTTTATCATCTGGTCCTGTATCAAGAACGACATCTGTTAAAGGAATAGCTGAGAAATTAACAGGATTTAAAGCATCACCTTCCTCAACACCAAGAACACCTGTACCTACAGCCAAGTCCATAAAGGATTCGTGTACTTCCTGTGCAAAGTTTGAGTTTTGTAATACCTCGAAAACATATTCCGTTACTTCGTCGAGGTCGTTGTTAATCTCGTCCTTTTCTTCTTTGGGCGTTTCCGAACCTGCTTGGAAGTCTGCCCACCTTGCGAAGTTGGGGACAAGTCCTTGTTGAAGTCGGGAGGCGAACTCCTGAACACCCACGACAGCAGTTTCATCAAATATTTTTTCATCTCTACGCTCACCTATTGTTTCTGTATAAAATCCTTTTCTTTGAGGAAATGCTACTTCATAACATTCTTCAAACAAATCTTTAAAATGATCTTTAATTGCTGTTGATTTTTCATAACGAGTTAATAATGATTTAACATTAGCATCTTCGAATCCCTCAAGCATATCCTTTACCACCAGATTGTCCTGTAATTAAAGATCGCCTACCTTGAAATCCTGACTTTCTTCTTTGACGAATAGCTCGTTGTAATTGCTCTTGTTTTCGTCTGCGTATTTCCAGAGTTTCTTTTTGAGATGCACCTTTAACTTGTTGAAAAGTTTGATTTTGAATAGTTGTAATTGCTTGTTGTGTGCCACCCATTGACTCCAATTTCTCATTAAGAGTTCCATCATTTGCAGCACCTGTTTCTTGATCTTTAATAGTTCCTACACTTCCTGCTGCTGCATTTTCTGCTTCTACTGCTGCCGTTGCCTCTGCTGCTGCTTGTGCTTTTTCTGCTCGCTCCTTAGCAAGTGCTGCATCTATATCAGCTTGACTAAATGGTGTTGTATCTTCTGATTGATTATTTTTATTACCTCTGTTAAAACACATAGCTACATCCTTGACCAAAAACTTGATCTTTGTTGAATAGGTTTTCTTTTAAAGACATCAAATCCTGTCTTTGCTTGAAACGGTAATACTTGTCTTTGGTTATTCATAAGACTTCTACCTTCTCCTGCACCAATTAATAAATACTGCAAGGCATCATGTATATGTGAATACATATTCTTTTCTGGTTTATCATCATATCGCTCTCCAGATGTTTGTATTCGTTTATACGCATAGCCACCTTCAAAACCCTTTATCAGACTTGGACACCTTCGGTCAACTAAAAAAGCACATTTGCCATCAGACATCTTCATAAGCTGAGAAGATACAGCCTCTAATCTTAGATCAACACTATTGCTTGGCGCAGGTTGAGCCTTTAATCCTGCACCTCTTAATATCTGAAATGGTGTGCTTTCATCGGTCTGCGCTCTGAAATCTCCTGCAGGATCACCAAAAATATATACATCAAGATTACCAAAACGTGTTGCTATTTCTTGCCTAAGAAGTTCTGAGAAACGAACTATCCCCATATCAATCGCTACTATTTCAGATTGAATAAACCATCTTCCTCTAACTTTCTGACCAAATACAGCAGCAGGGGTAAGACCAAAATCAACCCCAATATACAAAGGAACACCAACAGCAATAGGTATTTCTTCTGTAGCAACATGGGTTTCTGTAACAAACTGTGGGTAAACAGGTTTCCCCTCCTGTATTGTTCCAAGACGATTCATAACATAGACATCAATCCAACTCTTTGTCTTACCACGAATTAAATTTGTATAATATGTTTTTAACATATTCGATTTGTTTTCTGCCTTTTTACTATCGGAATAATCCTTTACTGCACCTTCATCCGTCAATGTTTCTATCATCGCAGGAGGCTGAGAAAAGAAATACCAGTTGTCAGGTTTGACTAACATACGAGCCTGATCTATTGGAATGTGATCAGGTACAGGAACTTCACCAGACATTATAGGCCACCAATGATCTTCTTCTGGTGCATTGGTATCAGCAATAACTCCCGACCAACTTGGTCCACCCTCTCGCATAGAAGGGAATCTTCCTACCCTCATAGTACACGCATCAATAATACTCTTGGGAATCTCTCTTGCCTCATTCACCCATACCCCTGTTAATTCTAAAGACAACAGTTTCTTTACATCTTCAGGACGATCAAGAGCTAAGAAGATAACCTCAATATCTAAATCCCCCTTTTTAATATGATGCGTAAAAGGAACAGACCAAATAAACTTTCCCCAATCTTCTTCGGGAAACCAATCAAGCCAAGTCTTTATTGTGGTGGTGCGTAACTGAGGATTGGTATTACGAATAATCGCCCATCGGCTTTTACGTATGCCTTCCTTATTCGGTGCTTGCTGTAATGCCCTTCTGAATATCTCAACACAACATCCAACAGACTTACCACTACCTACTGGTCCTCTTATTCCACGAAAGAACGTATCAGCCTTCATAAAGTCTTTAAGCACCTGACCGTCAGGCTTGTACTTAAATTCTATCAACCTTATAGTCCTTCCCTATTTTCTCTAGCTTTTCTAAAGTGGAAGGAGCTAGGGAAGAGATTAATTTATCAGCTTCATAAT